AATTATTCTTCGAATAGATCAAGTATTAAGCGTACATAGTCGTCAACTTCGTCGTCTATCCAATCGAGTGCCTCTTGCGCGGCGGCGTTGTGCTCATACCATCCGCGCACGATGCCCACGGCCTCTTGGAGCCTCTCCAGCCCCTGTTGCGGTCGTTGCCATGCAGTGTCACACGTATTATCCGCCAGGTTACGCAACCACATCTCTAACTCGTCAAGATCAGCGCAAGGCAAGTACGACGGCCCACCCTCAGTCTCCATCCAGATTACATGCCCACCGTCGGCCTCAATCCCGTGCATCAGATAGCGATTGGGTTGGTCATCATTGGTGCCGATGCCGATTTCCCGCTTGGTGGTTTCGAGCACTTCCGTCCCCTTTTCGATTTCATAAGTTTTCATTTTCGTCCCCTTTTCGATTTGATTTTCCCGGACATTGCCGGTCGTAATGCAATTAGTATCGACATATCTGTTGTGCGTGTCAAGCTTTATTTTCACTTTATTTCAATTTATTTTTCGCGCCGTATATGCCTATCATGTCAAGACTTATGCCGATATCGGCCGCTTTTCGTGAAAATAAATCGACATGGCTAGCTGTCAAAAGCCGAAAAATATCGCTATAATAGGGTAGTAAGAGGAGTAACAGGGGCGTATCAAGGGCGCACATCACTTACAGGTGTAATCCCAAGATGACGCCAAGCCGCGTGATGGACCTCATGGACATCACGACGGCCTTGGCGATACGTCAGACACACACACAACCACAACGCCACTAGTTACCGGCGAAAACGAAATGATTAGCAGGGAATCACAACAACGACAACGTACAGGGTTCGCCGGCAACTAACACAGTAACCCAAGCAAGCGTCAAGCAATATCACTTGACACCCATGAGGGCTCCCAGGAAGGCTCCCAGGAACAATCCTTCCCATAGACGCCCAGGCTTGAGCAAGCGTCAAGCAATATCACTTGACGCCCAAAAGACGCCACGGCTTATCTGATCGCCGACTGTCTCATTAAGTGTCTCATTAAGGGCTGCTGATATAACCATCAGGTTAGGCGCAGGTTTTCACGTTCCGTGGACGACTGATGTTACATCACTTACGGGCTAACCATCTGGGAACTTCGTTAAATGACCGTTTAACGAACTGTGCGGAAATCAGCACAATATGAAACAACGGCGTTGTTTGAGAGGGCGTCCCCTCCATATATTATCGTACTTGCGTGATACCGAGTGCTCTGGAGATCATCTGTTGTGTAAGTCGTGGGGTTTCAGTGGTTAATGGCAAAGCGTGATACGCGAAAATATCGAAATGCTGATTCATATCGTGGCAAGACGCCTGAGGCGCGTGAAAGGCAGGTAGCGAACCTAAAGCGTGGTAACAGTACTCGGGATCCGGGCAAGCAGTGGCGTGAGGAGATGGCGGAGGTACGTGGGTGGTCGGTAATTGAGTTAGCGGAGAAGGGATTGGGGTTAGATTTCAGTCAGCGTCCTGCGCAGAAGGTTATTTTGAAGGTTATTGACGGGATTCCGTTAGAGGGGGATGAGGAGCGGAAAATTTGCCAACAGTTGACTGCGGGAGGGCGAGAGGGCAGTCCGGTGGGAGGCGTCACAGAGGTAGTAGCGGCTTTGGGTGCGCGGTCTGGCAAAAGTTTTTCGATAGCGAGTGTAAAGGCCATCCATGAGGCGGTATGCAAGGGGCATATATGGAGGGAATATCTGCGACCTGGTGAGTATGGTTATGCGATGATAGTGGCAACGCGGCAGAAGCAGGCGGATGACATCATTGTAGCGAATTGTGGCCAGTTATTGCGGAACTCGAAGATATTGAGTCGATTTTTGGATGGTGAGCCGACGAAGAGTGAGATAACCTTGACGAACGGGTTAAAGATAGCATCGTTACCCTGTAATAGTAGGGCGGGTCGAGGGCTTCCGATATTTTACTTGGCGTTTGATGAGATAGCGCATTTTTTCACAGAGGGTGCCAGGGCTGATGTGGACATATACCGGTCGCTGAGTCCGAGGATGGTGCAGTTTCCGGGGGCTAAGATCATTTATATTAGCACTCCGGCTGCGGAGCAGGGGATATTTTGGGATAGGTTTAACGAGGGGTATTTAGTTCCTGGCAGGGCCACGTTTAGGGCGCCGACGTGGGTAATAAACCCCTTGGTGGACGAGGAATTTTTAGAGCGAGAGAGACGAAATGACCCAGAGAACTTTGCCAGGGAGTTTGCCGCGGAGTTTGCGAAGCAGATTTCGGCGTATTTTTCTGCGGATAAGTTGGCCGATTGTTTCACGCTGGCTGGGGACACGCCTGTACAGGTTGGCCAGCAGTACATTATGGGAATGGATCAGTCGGGGGCGGTTGGGAAAGACAGGTTCGGCATAGCCGTGGCGCACCAGGAGGTAGACGGGCGGGTTTATGTTGATGCTGCGCGGGCGATAGATACGACCGAGATGGCTGAGGCGTTGGGCGAGGTAGGGCGGTTGGCGGAGGAATACGGGATAAAATTGGCGGTTATAGACTCGTATTCAGCCGGCTGGGTACGACCGAGGTTGGCTGAAATGGGGTTACAGGTAGAGGCGCGGCCGGGATTACCCGTGGTATTCAAATCGCTCAAGACATTGATGGTTGGCGGGCAGTTGCACCTCCCCGAGGACGGGGAGTTAAAGAAGGGTTTGGAGAATACGAAGGCGTCTTACGGGAAGAATAATACGATGAGCATCTACCATGACAGGACGGCGACTGGCGCGCATGCTGACAAGGCTGATGCTGTGGCGACCGCCGTATGGCGGGCGTCCTCGAAAGAGCGGTCGGTGTATCCGTTTTTTCAGACGGGCACGTTGGCTGGGATCGGGCCGTACTGATATGATGGATATAAGCGTGCGTAAAGAGGGTGCTTATTGGGTGGCGGAGTGTCGGGCAGAGATAGAGCATGTTGCTCAGGGCGAGACGCGTAGGGAGGCCGTGCGTGATTGCATTGATGGGCTATACGAAGATATGCAGTTTGAGTTAAATCGGGATCGGTTGCGTGCGAAGTTTGATGGCCCAGGGGAATCTGCATGAAAAAGCCGGAGTTTTTGGACATACGTGTATGTTTTGATATTGGCGGGTTTCAGGTTGAGAGCATGGCCCAGCGCGATATTGCTGCTCTTCACTTTGGGGTAGTAGAATGGTTGCTAAATGTTGGTTGTGTGGATGTTAAGGCGGGGGACGAATGGTATATGGCTGATTGCGGGGTGCCCTGGAGGGATAGGGTTAAGCGGCGGTGTTTTGATGCCCGATTACCGGTTGAAGAGTGTGCGGAAATACGCACAAATTCTATTGACATTAGCAAAGCGGATGCAATAAATTAAATATTATGAATTTTGAAACTACTTATAGTAAGTATAATGATCAGCTAAGGCTCCATATTGGCAAGTATTTTAGAAAAGTCGAAGATTTAGAGGATGTGCTTCAGGAAACTTGGCTGGAGGTTTTCAGGGATTGGCCGGTTGGCAGGGATGGTGATCCGTCGATAGATTGGCTTTTGTTGGTTGCGTCCAATAATGTCAAGGATGCGTTTCGGGGCGGCGCCAGGGGTAGCCGAAGGTGTTGGATGGGGGCGTTTCCGGCGGATGTGGCGACCGAGCGAGGAATTTGTACGAGTTCCCCTGCTGATGCCCGCAGGGTGGCACAGATTAACGAGGCATTGGCCGCGGTTGAGCCGGAATTAAGGGAATTGGCCACTAAGTTGATCGACGGCTGCACCGAGCGGGATATAGCGGTTGACATGGGCATATCTCAGCAGGCGGTACACAGAAAAGTCGGTAAACTCCGGGTGCAGATAAAGGAATTTTTATAATGCCGATCTATGTATGTCAGCGGGATGGTAAGCCTGGGTTCAAGTGGGGCGAGCGGGGTTATTGTTACGTATACAAGCGGGGAGACAACCGGTCTCAGTCGCGGGCGCGGAATAAGGCTGCCGCTCAGGGTCGGGCTGTAAAGGTGTCGCAGGAAAAACGAAAGTGAGGATAAACGTATATGCCAGCAAGAGATGGAACGGGGCCGAGGGGTCACGGGGCAAAGACAGGTAGGGGTATGGGACAGTGCTTGCCTGACAGTAGTAAGCCCGCTTCTTCGGGCAAGCGTTTGGGTGCTGGTGGCGTTCGATATGAGCTTGGTGGTGATCCGCGGCGCGGCCTTGGTGTAGGTAGAGGACTGGGCAGAGGAAGACGGGGTCTTGGCAGAGGACGATAGAAAATTGATTGATGATAGTATTGGAACTGCAAGTTTTCCTAGGTGTCCGTTTTGCGGATTTGAGTGCTTTCCTTATGGCCATGTTTATCACAGTGGGTTCTCATGGATAAAAGGCTATACGTGCGGGTGTCGTAGTACGGTAACGGGGGAATCTTCTGGTGCGGCGGTGGTGATATTAAGGGAACGCAGGGGCGTGGTGCATGATGGCGGAAAGTCCTGATAACGGGAATGTCTCGCTTGAGACGTTGACGGGCAAGCATGTGCAGGCGTTTATGTTTGATCGGGCGAAGTATTCCTTGGTTCGTGCCAGAAAGTGGCTGAAGGAAAACGGGTATAAGGCAAGAGATTATGGGTTAACCATTGACGGACGATATGTTTTTCTCCAGAGGTTGCCCGATCGCAAAAAGTATAAGTACACGAACAGAACGATACGGGACGGGATAATCAGAGTAACCGGACAGGTTAAGGGATAGGCCTGGAGAGTAGCTCAACTGGCAGAGCACGGCCTTTGGGCCGGCGATACGGGTTCGAGTCTCGTCCTCCAGGCTTTGCTGCAAAGGTTTTGCCCCATCGTTCAATGGCAAGGACACCGGTTTTTGATGCCGGTAATATGGGTTCAAGTCCCGTTGGGGCTTCCAGTAAAAGTAACGGGACGGGATAATCAGAGTAACCGGACAGGTTAAATAAACATGGATTTGACATTCGAGCATGCCGATTTTGTCGCCACGACAGCCGCGAGAGATAAGGCGAGGGATTTATACGACGGCAATGATGCGGTAAAGGCCAAGGACAAGGCAGTGTCGGCAACGTCGAGCACAACGGTAATTACGGGTAGCCGAAAATACTTATATCAGGGTAATAATGAGGTTGATGCGGATTATCAACGGCGGTTAAAGCGCGCTGCGCTTGACCCTTATGTTGAGAAGATCATCACGGCTAGACAAGCCCTTATGTTCGGCAAGGCTCACAAGCGGGTATTGCCGCCCAAGTTGGAAAGTTTTTTTGATAATTGTGACAGGGAGCATACGCCTGCCTCGGTATTTTTTCGAGAAGCCGCTCAGGACGCACAGATTGACGGTATCCACTGGGTGTTGATCGATATGCCGATCTTGCCAGAGAACGGGCTTGATTCGGCTAAGGCTGAAGCGGACGCCGGACACAGGCCGTTCTTTCAACATGTGCCTGGGGCTAACGTGATTGATTGGGACGTTGATTCTGATGGTCAACTGTCATGGGCGAAAATATACCAAGCGGTTGATGTTGTCCGTAGTGTTGAGAAAGAGGGATGGCTTTCAGAGCCAAGCACTGTAGACCAATGGAAAGTTTGGACGCGGGACAAGTGGGTACTTTATGAAGAAGGCGACAGTGGAAAGCCCGAGGTGATAGGTGAGGGCGACAATGTCCTGGGCGTTGTGCCGATTGTACCGTTCTTTGGTGTGAAGAACACGTCGTTTTCGGGCTGGCCGGTATGTCGTTCTATCGTGGATCACGTTATCCAGATGTATAATAGGGACTCTGATCTTGATTGGGGCGAGTATCTTTTGGCCCATCCGATTCCCTACACTATAGGGCCTGAACCGCCCATTTTTGCTGACGGCACCATGAATGTCAGCAAGGGGTTTCATCTGCGGAGTGTTATTGGCGGTGGTGTAGTTGCTGCGGGGTATATGGAAACGTCGGGTGCTGGGTTTAGCTCGAACAGAGATTCCATTAAAGACCTTCGGTTTCGGATACTGAACATTGCTTTGTCGCAGTCCCAGCGTGATTCGGCGCAAGTGCGTTCGGAGCAGGGACAAAGGGAAGATCGCAAGTTCTTTTCGGCGTCGGTTCATACGGCGTCGGAATTATACGAGAGTGCCGAACGGCGATGTTGGGAAATTATGGCACAGTGGGTAGGCGAGTCTCCCGATTCTGTTAAGGTTGAGTATAGTACTGATTATGATGACAAGCAGATTGAGGCGATGATGGTTTCCGCTCTTGGCGCGCTTGTGTCTGGGGGGATGTTGACGGAAGAGACTATGTTGAAGACATTGAGTAAGGGCGAGTTATTGCCCGAGGATGTTGATGTAACGCAAGAGGTAAAAAATCTTTCTGACGGCCAGATAAAGCCGGACTTAAAAGAAAAGCCCACCGAGGCTGATAAAAATATCGGGGTAGTTGACGCGAACTTATAATCGCGGGAAAGAGATAGTTCCATGTCGGATTACACGATTAACGATGACGGGCATCTTCTGGATGTCGAGGGCAACGAGGTGATAATAGCCGAGTCGCCGGTAGTGGTTGGCAATGCAAGGACGCAAGACCAGATGAACGTTACGATTCAAGAGCGTCTCGCACGACAGAATAAGCAGATTGAGACGTTAAAACAACAGGCTGAAAAGACGCCCGAGCTGCATAAGGTTATCGAAGAGATGCAGGATGAGCGGTTACAGCTCGAGAAGAAAATTGAGCAGGCTAACACTTTAGCCGCGGAAAAAGTTGCTAACCAGATTAAGACAGCGACCGAGAAGGCGAGTCAGGCAGAGGGTTTGCTTCAGTCTGAACGTGACGCTAGGGTGCGAGATCAGGCAACGAATCTCATATTGAGTAATGTTGGGGATCGGTTTATCAATCCGGCATTGGATGTAATCCCGAGGATGTTGGCCAATCACAAGAGAGAGCCTGTAATGGATGAAAAGACGGGAAAGCCCGTTGAGGGAAGTTTCCGTGATCTTTTCAATGTAGAGGTTGTTTCCAGAGATGGAAAAACATCCGAGTCGCAACTGTTGGAAGTGGATGACGCACTGAATGCGATTGCGGCTAACCCGAAATATCAGCATCATGTGAAGGGTACGGACAAGGGTGGTTCCGGCGGCGGAGCTTACAAGCGAGGTCGTCCGCATATAACGAAACTGTCTCAGCTCAAAACGGCTGCTGATAAGTCAGCGTTTGTTACAGAGCATGGGCTGGAAGAGTTTAAGAAATTAGATCAACGCAATTAGTCCTGGAGGGGAGAAAGATACAGGTAAATTGAAATGGCAGTTGGTGTATTAACCGACCTGGTTGTCTATCAAGACGAATTACAGGCTGGTATGTTTGAGAGTATCGTGCAGAATATTGATGCCTTCAATGCTGCGTCACTGAATAGTATTAGGTTGGTGCGGCAAGATTTAAGAGGAGAGTACAATAAGGAATCATTTTTTCAGCCGATTACGGGTTTGGTTTCTCGGCGCGACTTGACTTCTGTGGCTGCGGAAACCGATCTCCCCATGACTCAGGATGAGATTATTGGCGTGAAGATCAGTCGCAAGATTGGCCCCGCAACGCACGCTATTGGCGCCTTGCAACATGTATCGAGCGATCAGAGAGAAATGTCCTACGTGCTTGGGCAGATGATCGGCAAGGAAAAAGCCAAGGATATTCTTAATACGTCTATTAAGGGTGTTGAGGCCGCAATAGAGGGTCAGACTGCTCTTGTGTACGATGCGACGGGGGAGTCTACCACTACCCTGACGCATTTGCATCTTATTAACGGGTTGAAGAAATTTGGTGATCAGGCGCAGCGTATTGTTTGTTGGGTTATGCACTCCAAACCTTATTATGATCTGATGGCGCAGTCGGTTTCGGACAAGATTACGAATGTCGCCGACCTTGTAATTCATGGTGCAGAGATTGGTTCCCTCAATCGTCCGATTGTTGTTACCGATTCCCCTGCTCTTATGGATGATGATTCTGCTGGCGGAAATTACAGCGTGCTCGGCCTTGTTGCCGACGGCGTTGTCGCCACTGAATCCGAGGATGAAACCTTTATTGCCGAGGTGGTTTCCGGTTTGGCTCAGTTGTCCTTCAGAATTCAAGGCGAGTATGCTTTTAACCTGAATTGTAAGGGTTTCAAGTGGGATACGAGTGGCGGTGGGGCAAACCCGACCGATGCTTCTATCGCGACGACCTCGAATTGGGATAAGGCTGCAACTGAGGATAAAGACCTGGCGGGCATTCGCATTCTCGTATCGTAATTTAGCATAGTTTAGGCGGGGCATAATGGCTAATAAACGAGTAGGCGTGTATGGCGAGCACAATGATCCTGTAGTACAGGCTGTGATGACGGGTTTGGCAAAATTTAATTTGCAGCCTGTGCTACGGCGCGCCAAGCATTTTGACGCAAGGCAGTTGGAGCCATTCGATATTGTGGTGGTTCGTTCAAGCTTGAAAAAGATAAAAGATGAGATGATTCGCGCCTATGAATGTCCTGTTTTCGTGATAGAGGATGAGGATCAAGATGTGTACAAAATTGAGTCCATCCCGTTTTCATCGGATTTGGCGAACATGGCAACGGGAAACAGCCTAATCATGCCTTTAAAACAATGCGGGGTAATATGATATGTCATTATGGCTAACAGAAACTTACGCCGACACGTATTTTGATACGCGGTTAGGGGCGGGTGATAATTGGGCGTCGGGGACTGATAAGACATCTGCGCTCACGACGGCTCAGGCTGACATAGAGAATTGTAATGTTTGGGAGTTTGACGATCCTGCTTCTGGGGAGGATTACGATGACGCTCAAAAGCAGGCTGTATGTGAGCAGGCGTTGTTTTTATTGCAGCAGGATGACGCCTTGGACAAGAGGATGGGCTTGCAAGCGCAAGGCGTTATGGATGCTGGTGTGATAAACGAGAGGTATCGTCTTACGGGGAGCGCGGCGATTGCCCCCAGGGCGGTTTCTTTGCTACGCGGGTATGCCGTGATGGGAACGACTTCACAGTTTGGGTTGGATCGGTAAGGCAGACTATGCTTCGTGCGGAAATATTCATCGCGCGAAGAGCAGTGGCGGGGGTAGTTTTCCCCTCCGGGCTACTCCTGCCCTGCGTTATATTAGGAGGGATTTGTGATAAATGTAGTGAATGCCAAGAAGGTTGATGACGCCCAAAAGTACAAGATTTACTTAGCTCCACAAAAGGGGCTGACTATCCGGCGTCAGCTAGCCGAAAAGGAAAATGAAGAGTCTATTGAGCGGTTTAATAACGGTACATTTATTGATATTTTGCCGGACAACTCATGGAAGGGACGCCGTTGTTTCGTTATCGGCGGCGGAGAGAGCCTAAAGGGGTTTGATTGGGATTTACTACAAGGTGAGCTGACTATTGGTATAAACCGTGTTTATGAGTTTATGAGTCCGACCATATTATTCTCAATGGACACGCGATTTATGGCCAATATCTTGCAGCCTACTTTTTATGGTGCGCGTGCCAAGCGGTTATTTGATGAATATGACGGGTTTAAGGTTTGGAACCTCCAGAAGCCAAAGAATTGGGATGGTGTGCATATACTGAAATGTCTTGGCCGGAATGAATGGTCTAGTTCTTTGACATACGGGTTAGGTGGCGGACGGAATTCGGGTTTTGGGGCGGTGAATTTGGCTTATTGTCTTGGGGCTGATCCGATCTACCTGCTTGGTTTTGACATGAAGGGTGACGGCAAGGGGAATCAGGCTCATTTTCATTCGGGGCATCCTGATAAGCAAAAGCCGAAGGCATATCGGGAATTTATAGAATGTTTTCGTTGGGCGGCAAACAATGTGCCTGACTTGCGGGGGCGTGTAATCAATCTTACTCCCAATAGTGCTATGGATGTTTTCAAAAAGGATGTGTTTTCCAGTGTAAAGCGTATTACCCGTCCGATAGTGGTGTCGTATTATACCAAGGACGAACTGTATGAGTCCATGTATCGCAGGATGCACCAGTCGTTGCATAAATTTGGCCTTGAGCATGATATTGAGGCTATCGATAGCATGGGAGACTGGCAGGCGAATACGTATCACAAGGCAAAGTTTATCCGGCGCAAGCTTAATGAGCATGCGGGTAGGGATATTCTGTGGATGGACGTTGACGCTGAGGTTTGTCAGTATCCCGAACGGTTTGATAATTTTGACGGCGATTTCGCCGTGCATTACATTGAATGGGGCAGGTATGGCAGGGAGCCTCGCCGAGAGTTGAATTCTTCGGTCATGTATTTCAGGAACTCTTGGCAGTGCAGGGTCTTATTGGAAAAGTGGCTTACGCTGAATGAGCGGAACAAGGATTCGGGCGTCTGGGAACAGAAGAACTTGGCAGAAATCTTGGAGAAGAGCGTTGATTTGCGGAAGAGAGAGTTTCCTGCGCAGTATTGCCAGATATATGATTTGATGGCTGCGGCAGGGGAACCTGTAATTCGACTGTTTCAGGCGAGTCGGCAGTACAAGGCCAGGCAGAAGGCGGCGGCAGGATGAATCGAGATACGACGATAGTAATTGCCACGCGTAACAGGCTTGTCAAGTTGCTGAACACGCTGAAGACTATTCCTCTTGCCGATTGGATCTCGGTGTGTGTTGTGTGCGATGACGACGAAGAGACTTTTCAGTATTTGCGACAGTATAGGCCGGACGTTGAGGCTATCTTGACCGATTCGCATATAGGGTCGGTTGCTTGTCGCAACATGGCTATCAGCAAGATCGACACGCACGTATTGTATGCCACGGACGACCTGTTGTTTCGCCCACAGTGCATTGATAGGGCGATGGGTTCTATGCGGGAGTGGTTTCCAGATTATGATGGGGTGATCGGTATAAAGCAGGAGCCAGGCGGGTATCACCCGTCGGGTGTGGCGTTGGTAGGGCAGCCGTTCTTGCAGAGGTATCCGGAGCGACAGTTGTTTTGCCCCGATTATTGGCATTTTTCGGCGCATGAGGTAATGTGGCACGCGGAAGCGGTTGAGAGGTTCCACCTGGAGGAAGGCGCTACGTTCTGGCACTTACATCCGGCAAAGTTTAAGGAAGAGATGGACGAGACGCATAGAGAGGGACGGATACATAAAGACCGAGACATGGCGCTAATAGCCGAGAGGAAGAATAACAATCTTATATGGGGGTTACGATAATGGAGGGAAATACGGGTAATGGTAATGGCGATAAAACTATGGCCGACATGGTGAGAGATACGCTTCAGAAGGAGATTGAGCGGCGCAAAAATGTTTCGGTTTTTTCTACGTGGATGGGCGTACAGCTTACGCTGTTATCTATGCTTCCGATATTTGCGCTGTTTGTATGGGTTGGCGCGCGTATTGCCAGATTGGTATTTGGTGGATGAAAAAAGTATAGCACATAGTAATCGTGTTGCTGAATAATGAGCGGCCTGGCTATGCGCCATTAACTCCGCAGTGGGTGAAGGGCAGGCTTGACCTGTTTCACGATACGACGTTGAAG